TTGCTGCTCAAACTGAAGGTTCAAACAAAGGTGAGAATAGCTACGCATTAAGCGAAGTTAAAGTGGTTAATGATTACATCGCTGGTTTCTCTACATTCTCAAAACAAATGGCTAGAAGTTTGCCTTTCTTAAGCACAACTTTACCAAGAATGTTGACTAGAGATTTCTTTAAAGCTGAAAACAGTGCTTTCTTTGCAACTGTATCTGCTGCTGCAACAGGTTCTACAACAACTGCTGAAACTGTTGATTTAAAGCAATTAGTTGATTACATCGGCAACCAAAAGACTGCAAACTTTGTATCTTCAGTTGCTTTAGTAAGCCCTGCACAATTAGGTCGCTTATTAAAAGAAACAATCACTGCTGGTTACTATGCTGGTAATGGTTCAGTTATCGTTTCACCAAATGGTGGTATGACAATATGGGGAACTCCTATTATTGCTGCATCTTGGGTTACTGATGACAAGGTTTTAATTATGGATAGTAACTTCTGTGAGCGTGTTGAAGTTGAAGGATTAGCTATTGAATTCTCTTATGAGAACGCATCTAACTTCCAACAAAATATGGTTACTGCGAGAATTGAGTGTTATGAGGACATCAACTTAATGCAACCAACTTCAGCAATCTATGCTGATTTAGGAAACGTATAGTTTTAAAGGTTAGATAAAAAAGACCCCATCTTAATCGGTGGGGTTTTTTATTATATTTATTGTAAATTTGTAAAAAAGATGTATGTCATATAATAATTTTATCATTGATTTTACTTTGACCGACATAGGCACAGTTGTTGAGCCTGTTACATTAGCAGAGGCAAAATTGTATTGTAGGGTTACTACAAATGTTGATGATAACCAAATTACCTTGATGATTAAACAAGCAAGGGAAGCGGTTGAAGTAGGTACAGGATTGAGTTTAATAGCAAAGACTGCGGTTGTATGGTTTACAAATTGGGATGGACATTTCAATTTGCCTTATGGACCTGTTAATTCTTTTACATCACTAATAGACCAAAATGGAGACACTATTGTTGCTGCTGATTACACTTTAGTAGGTGGTAAGTTCCCACAATTACAAAGACCGCAATTTCAAAACTTAAAGGCTACTTATGTGGTAGGTTACGCAACGATTCCAAACGATTTAAAGATTGCTATATTAGACCAAGTAAGCTACGATTACGAGAATAGAGGATTAGATTCAAATACAGGTATTTGTGAAAAAACTTGGAAAGCGTGTCAACGTTGGACAAGAATAAGCCCAATATTATGAGATTAGGAAGCAAGAAAGCAAACTATGTAGATGCGAATACAATGTACTCGGAAATAGGCTTATATGTGCCTACAATCACCGCTGATGGGCAAGGTGGCTACACAACTACCTATGCCTTACAAGAGGTTGTATTTGGCGATTTTAGACCTATGGATGAGAATAGAGCATTGTTAGAATTACAATTGAGTTTTACTCGTTCTGCTAAAGTATTTATCAGGTACGATGTAACAATTAACAATATGTACAAAATAGAGGCTGAAGGGGAGATGTACACAATTCATTCAATCAAGGATGTAGAAAATCAGTTTAGATTTTACGAAATATTAATGTACGCATAATGGCAGGTATATTTTTTGATGTAAGTGGTGTTGATGTTCTTATGGACAAAATAAATAAAATGTCCGAAAGAATACAAAATGATGTTTTAGATGAATTTAACGCATCTGCATTAAATATTCAAAGCAATGCAAAGAAATATGCTCCTGTAAATATTGGCACATTAAGAAATTCAATTCAATTAAAAGAAGAATTAACAAATGGTCAACTTGTATTTACAATAGGTTCTAAATTACCTTATGCACCTTATATTGAATTTGGCACAGGTGGTAAGGTAACAATACCTGCTGGATATGAGCAATTTGCTAGTCAATTTAAGGGTAGTAAAGGTGGCACTTTTGCACAATTGTTAAGGGCATTAATAGAATGGGTTAAAAGAAAGGGTATTGTTGGCACTTATAGTGTAAAGACAGGCAGAAGAACAGGTAATAAATCTATACAACAAAAGCAAAATGAATCAGCTGCTTATGCAATTGCGTTAAGTATATTAAAAAAAGGATTAAGACCACACCCATTTTTAATACCAGCATACGAACAAGAAATACCAAAGTTAAAATATAACATAAAAAGAATACTCAATGCTAAATCCTAATATTGAAATAAAGAAATGGTTTTATACCAATTTAGGTACTGCAAGTTCATTGCCTGTTTATGATGGCATTGCTCTTGAATCCGCACCTAATGAGTATATCATTATGAGTGGCAGAACATCCGCACAAGAACAAGGTAAAATCAGTTACACCAATGCAGTTACCATTGATGTTGACATTGTCATAAAAAATAGTAACTTTGGTTATAAAAGAGCCGAAACGATAAGCGATTTAATACTAGCTGCAATCAATTCCGACACGAACATTACCCTATCAAATGGGTTTTATGCTTCAAGTTTGGTGGTAAGTGCAATTAGAAATTTAGATGGTTTAAACCCTTTGGACAACGTATTTAGAACGATAATAACATATAATATAATAATCACTCAAAATTAAAATAAAATGGCAGAAACTAAAGTATCAGCAAGGGATTATATCCTTTTAGCAGATTTAGCTGGAGGTACAACTTTTTTACCTGTGGCTTGTTTAACGACAAACTCATTGACATCAACTGTTAACACTATTGATGCAACTTCAAAATGTGGAGACCAATTTCAAGCTGGTCCTTCATTTACACAATCATTCAAAGCGGATGGTTTTGCAATTGATGAAACAGGAACTCCTAGTAAGGATTCTTACCAACAATTGTACACTGCTCACGCTGCAAGAACTCAATTTACTATTAAAATGGGTAAAGCAACTCCAACTTCAGGTGATGTGTACTATGGTGGTCTTTCAACTAGCACAGTATTTATTAGCGACTTTGATGTAACTGCTGCTGATAAAGATGATGTTAAATTTACTGCAACTTTTGTAGTATGTACACCACCAATTGCACAAACTGAACAAGCGTAAATCAATAACCTATGTTTGAATTAAAACTAAACAACAAAACAATTCAACTAAAATGGGGTACTTGGTCAATGAAAGAATTTTGCAAAGCAAAAGACATAACTATTGACCAATACTTTGAATTTTTAGGCAGCAATCAGTATGATTTAAACAATATTGTTAAATTAATACATATCGGTTATCAATCCGCTTGTATAAGTAACAAACAAGAAGTAGAATTTACTGAAGATGAAGTTTGCGATTGGATTGATGAAATAGGCGGTATTTTTAATCCTAAAGGTCAAGTTCTTTTATACTTAAAGTATATTGTTGAAAATACAATTACAACAGTACAAGGAACACCTAAAGAAGAAAAAAAAAAGCCTAATAAAGCTAGGGTGGGATGATGTTTTAGTGAAAGCTGCTGAATGCAATATAAGACCCAATGAGTTTTGGGGTATGACTTGGAAAGACTTTTCTATTATCGTAATGGGTAAAGAAAAACAAGAGTTAAACGAATGGGCAAGGACTAGAAACCTTGCCTATATTGTATATTTAAGTAGCACCGCTGAAAAATCACCCAAAAGCATAAAGTCTTTTTGGCATATACCTGCGATTGATGATGTAGATATAGAAGAAGAAAAAGTAATGCTAACAAAAGACCAATTGGCAAGGACATTAAAGTTATACGGAGTAAATTAAAATATTATGGCAGAGAATGTTGGTTTTGATGTCAGGATTGGGATGGATATTAGTGAGATGCAAGCTGAATTGCAAAAATCTCAAAATCTATTAAGGGAGTTTCAAGCACAATTAAAGAAATCTACGAACACTATTGAGATTAATATGCTCAATAATGAGATTAAATCTTTAAATGGAACTATTGGTACTCTTGAAATGAATATGCAGAAGGCTGGTAAACCAATTGGCGATGCTTCCCAATCATTAATTAACTTCTCAAGAATTGCTCAAGATGCTCCTTATGGGATTATGGGTATTGCAAATAACCTGAATCCTATGGTTGAATCGTTCCAACGATTAGCTAAAACGGAAGGTGGAACTAAAAAGGCATTACAAGCAATGGTTGCTGGATTAGCTGGACCTGCTGGTATTGGTGTTGCTATCGGTGTAGTATCTTCATTAGCGGTTACATTTAGCAAAGAAATAAGCGAATTCTTTAAAGGTCCAACCGAAGAATTAAAGAAATTTAGAGAAGAATTAGGTAAAACTGCCGCAGAAATATATAAACTTATTGGCGAAGAACAAACCAAAAGAACTAAAGGTATTATTCTTGCAACTATAATTGGAGATAGTAAGGATATAAATACACAAAAAGAAGCACTTAAAAAATTACAAGGATTATATGCTGATAATGCAGCTATTAAAGATGCTCAAATTGGGAAAGGTAAAGCATATTATCAAGCATTAGTAAATCAAGCAGCAATGCAAGGAGATGCAATTGCTAAAGAAAAAAATAATACTGACCAACTTAATTTAATTTATGCTAAACAAAAAGAAGATGAAAAGAATAGACAATTAGAATTAGGTGCAGTTAAAGGAACTAAAGTTGATGCTTTATTAAGAGTAATTACAGAGCAAGAGCAAATTGATGCAATAAATGTAAAGTATGATAAAAAAGCTATTCAAAATAAAAAAGATAGAGCAGCTCAAGAACTTGCATTATACAGGAATACATTAAAAGAATTATCTAATGAAACTCCTGACCCAAAAACATCAACAAAAAGAGACCCATTAGCTGAAGCAACAAAAGATTATCAAGATTCAAATAAAAGAAATATAACATTATTTGATGAAAATTTACAAAGTCAAAAACAATATTTCATTGAATCGGAAAAGATATGGCAAGAATATGTTAACAAACTAAAGGGTATCAATACTACTGCTGCCATAAATATTCTTAAAGGGTTAACTCCAAAAGAAATATTAAAGGATGAGAATTACGATGCAGATTTAGAACAACAAGCAAGAAATCAATTAAAAGGGCAAGATGGTTCATATTTCGGTAAACCGCAATTAGCATTTACAAGTGAGATAATTAATAAGAAAAAAATTAATACCACTAAAAATGAAGTAACTGAATTTACAAAGAAGATTGCTGATGACTTTAAGAAATCACGAGATGCTGCAAATTCATTTGCAACTGATATGGCTGGTAATATTACAGGTTCATTACAAAGTGCATTTCAAGCAATTAAACAAGGAGAAAATGTATTTAAATCATTAAGTGATTCAGTATTACAATTTGCAGAAGATTTAGCATTTGCTATAATTAGAGCACAAATATTTGCAGCAATATCAGGAGCAATTACAATAGGTTCAGGTGGTGCAGCAGGAGCAGCAGCAGGGGGAGGCGGTTTCTTTGATATACTTATGGGTTTATTAGGAATGGGTCAAAAACACGCTGCTGGAGGTATTGTAATGAGTCCACAAATAGGAATGATAGGTGAGGCAGGAGCAGAGGCAATTATGCCATTAAGTAAATTAAGCGGAATGCTTAACACTACATTTAGTGCAGGTGCAATGAGTGGTGGCGGAAATGCTGGAGGCGGTTCATTTGTATTAAGGGGACAAGATTTATTGGTTGCAATAAATAGAACGCAAAAATCTTCATTCTTAAAAGGTCAAAATATAAGTTTAGTATAATGCCATACGGAATAAAATATACATTAACACAAGCGTTAAGAGATGGAAGTAATCTTTATGTAAATATTTATGAAAGAGATTACACTGATGATTTAATAATAAATTACGATGCAGTTAATATTCAATTAAATTCTAATGCAAGTGAAGATGAACCATTGGCAGCAATTATTTCATCTCAATTAAATATTTCTTTTCTTGTATCTGATGAAAATTATGATGATTTCCCTGATTTATTAAACTTTGATGTAAGAAAGTATTTTGTTAAAGTATATACAGTTGATATAGATTACCCACTTTGGGTAGGATTTTTATTTAATGATTATGTTCAAGTTCCTTTTACAACAGGATATGTCCAGGTAGATTTAGTAGCAATTGATGGTTTATCATTTTTAGAAAATACACAATTTAACTATTATGAGTTAAAGAGTATTAATTCTACTGAAAATTTAATGGACATAATTGCAGAATGTTTAAATGTTATAGCTTATCCTGACCCAATTCAAGTTTTAACTTCTTGTTCATATTATGCTGAAGGAATGTATAATAGAGCAGATGCTTCATCCGAAGAACCATTTGACCAAAGTTATCAATATAGACGTGATTATCAAGGTTTGACTTATTACGAAGTATTAGATAATATAATTAAATCTTTTGGTTGTAGACTATTTCAATCGGATGGCAGATGGCAAATATTAGCTATAAATGAAATGGCAAATGATACAAGATATTATACTAATTATGCAATATATCCAACTGTATCAAATGCTGGAAGCGGTGTATTTAATAAAGATGTAACTATTGAACCTTATGCGGAAGGAAATGTGCATTTTGTAAATAATAGTCAAACTAAAATAATTAGAAAAGGTTATCCTAAATTGATTTTAGGACATACATATACAGTGCCTGATAACTATGCTCACAATGGTAATTTTAAGGGATTAAGTTCAGGAACTACTCTTTATGGATGGTTATTAATTGGAAGTTATGGTTTAACAAGTGATGTATATATAGAAGTAGTACCAGAAAATCAATCAAATATAGTTAAATTAAGCAGTTCTATTCTTGATACTGAAGTATCTATGCAAATGGGAGATGGTTCAACTTTAAATTATTTGCCTTACATAGTAGGTCCAAGTTTTACAATATCATTTGTATATCGTATGTTCTTTGAGAAAATTAAAATGCAAATTAGCATTCAAGAAACATTAATATCACAAATTTATTATTTTAATTCATCGGGTTTTTGGCAAACAAGTCAAACATTTATTGATATAAATAAACCTAATGACACATATACTAATGCAAATTATTCAAAAGAAATAAATTTATTTAATGTTGATAATCCTGCTTTTTCAAATATAATAGGATATTTAAAAATTAAAATATATACTTATAATGACTTTTCCGATATTAGTATTAGCGATTTTAAAATTGAACAAAATATAGGAGCTAATGGGTCTTTAAATATTATTAGGCAAATATCGGATGAAGATGTGCCAACTAAAGATTTAACTCAACCTTACGGAACACCAATTAATGAAGCAAATGCAAATAATTTGGGAGTATTATTTAACGCATCAAATGTTGTTCTTAAAAATTGGTATAGATATCCAAATACAACTGAAGAATTTTTATACCTACAAATGTTAATAGCTAGGCAATATTCAAATTTATTAAATAAGAATTTTGGTACTTTAGAAGGAGATTTAGGTAAGTTTGAAACTGAAAAAGGATTAAACTATTTAGACAAGGTTTATTTAGTTACTGACCCAATAACAACTCCTTTAACTTACGATGGTAAAAAGTTTCTTTTAAATAGGGGAAGTATTGTTCCACAAATAGATGAGGTTGATTCAATGCAAATTATAGAAATTACCAATGAGGATAATGATTCAACTGAAACAATACAATACATAAATAGATAAAAGATTAAATTTGCAATATGGCAGACAAAGTACAGGGCAATAATATAATGTTGTATTATCACGAACCACCTTCGGAGGCATATCCTGAAGGTAGGGATATTCCGTTTTCGTGTTCTACAAATTGCACATTTAGTGTAAGTGTTGACCAAAAAGAGGTAACAAGCCAAACGAGTGCGTGGTATAGAGAATTTAAAAACGATACTGCAAGTTGGACAG